CAATGCAAACAATCTTAATGACGGAACAATTCCTGATGAAAGATTCCCAGCAACTCTACCAGCTATATCTGGTGCTAACTTAACAAACCTAGATGCTTCTGATTTAGCAAGTGGTACTGTACCTATTGCAAGAATTGGTGCGTCTGGAACAAAAGATGCAACGACATTCTTTAGAGGTGATAACACCTTTGCTACTGTTACTATTCCTGCAGGAACTACAATTAATAATAATGCTGATAACAGGGTTATTACAGGCAGTGGTACTGCTAACACCTTAGAGGGTGAAGCTAATTTAATTTTTGACGGAAGTAAGTTAGGCGTAAATGTAACTCCAGTAAGACACTTTCATTTACATGATGATACGCAACCTTATTTACATATGACCAATAACACTACAGGTACAACAACTGGAGATGGATTTGACATATTAATAGATAGTTCAACAGGTAAAGCAATATTTAATCAAAGAGAAAATCAACCTATTGAATTTATGACTAACAATAACGTTAGAATGTACATAGACGAAAATGGTCATTTATTACCAAATGTTAGTAACACTAGAGACTTAGGTTCTTCATCTCTTGTATGGAGAAACATCTACACCTCTGACTTTCACATGAGTAACGAAAACTTAGACAAAGGTAATGATGTTGACGGAACAAAAGGTTCTTGGACTTTCCAAGAGGGTGCTGATGACTTGTTCTTATTAAATAACAAGAACGGCAAAAAATATAAATTTAATTTAACGGAGATGAAATAATGGCTTTATATTCAAATGGTGCAGAAGTAGCTGGTAGTGGAACTGTAAGAGGTTCTGCTTCAAACCTATCTAATATTCCAGCTCCTAGTAACTCTCAGATATTAACTGGTGTCGCTAGTGCTGGTGCTAATGTAGTTGGTAGTTATGCTTCTTTGTATAATCACAGTAGTTTTAGCCAACACACACAAGGTCAAACTCAAGGTATCAATGGTTCAAATGATTACAGATTTGCAACAACAGCTGGTTACCATACTAGTAATACCTACCCAGCTGGTACTTGGAGATGTATGGGGTGGAGTTATCATCAAGGCGGTAACACCTCTGAAAGAGTAACAATATGGTTGAGGATTTCCTAAAATGAGTAAAGCAAGAGATTTAGCAAACATCATATCAGGTAGTGGAACATTAAATGCTAATGTTATTCCAGATTTAGCTGCTTCTAAAATTACATCTGGCACAATAGCTAGTGCAAGATTATCTTTAGGAGATTCTGATATTCCTAATTTAGCCACATCTAAAATTACTTCTGGTACTTTTGCAGATGCTAGAATATCTGCTAGTTCTGTAAATGCTCATGTAGATTTAACATCTTTATCAGCTTCTAATTTAACTTCAGGTACAGTTCCTTCAGCTAGATTGTCTTTAGCTGAAAGTGATGTTCCAAATTTATCTGCTGCTAAAATAACTAGTGGAACAATGGATGGTTCTAGGATATCTGGTGGTACTTTTGGTTCAGTCAATGGTTCATCATTAACATCATTACCTTCTTCTGCTCCAACCAGTTCACAGGTAGGTACTGCTACTGCTGGTATTACAGCAGATAGTATAGGTAGTTATATACAAGGAAAACATCAAGGCAGTGCTGCTGGAAGTAATTTTATTATGAGAAGAAATAGCACAATAGCTGGACAGTATATTGAGGCTGTTAATGGTACTGGAAGTTCATCTGACTTTAATACCTTTGGAAATTGTAGTGGAACTTGGAGATGTATGGGTGCTGGTCAACAAACTGGTGGTCAAAATGCTGAAACTAGAACAACAATGTGGTTAAGGATTTCTTAAAAATGAAAGGAGTAAAAAACAATGACAGAATTTACATGTAAATTAATAGATGCAAAAAACCCAAGATGGGCTAATGCAGAACAAACTTTAATTAGTGTAGAAGCTAAATGGGAGCATTTAGAAAGCGAAGGTTATCTTGGCTTTGGTGCTAATCCTGATGATCCAGAGGCACATGGTAGAGATTTATATCAAAGATGTGTTGATGGTGAGTTTGGAACTATTGGTGCTTATGTTGCACCCCCAGAAGTTTCAGAAGAAGAAGAATAATGTGTGAGTGTTGCGAAGGTTACGACTGTATCTGTAAATGAAACTTTTAATAGTACTGCTTTTTTTATTTACAGTAGTTGCAACCATTACAGACAATGCCTAGTCTATCAGATAAAACAGAAATAGGTTTACCTCTTAAAAACTTATTGAGTTTATTAGGTGTAACTGCTACAGCAGTCTGGGCATACTTTGGTATTATTGAAAGATTAAATAATATAGAAACTAGAGCTACTCTATTTGAAGCTGATCTTGTAAAGAACGCAGATCAAACTCCTATAGATCAGGAACAGTTTATGCTACTAGAATTTGTATCAGAACAAGTAGAAGGTATGTCAGAAGATTTAGAAAACATGGCACATAACAAAGTAAACATTATGAGATTACAAGCTGATATGGAAAAAGCATTAGAAAATATAGAAGAACTAAAAGATAAAGTAAGAGCAAACGGATATGATCACTAAAATAATTATAGCATTATTACTATTCTCTGGAGATTCAATGATTGAACACACTATGACTGATGGTGTTAAAGATTGCCTTGAAAAGAAAAGAATGATTGAAAGAAATATATCAGGTACAGCTAGAGTATCATGTGTTAAAGTAGAAGCACAAATAGAAACTATAGAAGGTGTTGAATTTATTAAATCAATAGGTAAAATAAACTCATGACTGATAATGAAATAGAGATAAACAAATGGCGTAAAGAAGCCAGGTCTAATAAAAGACAAAGCAATAAGCTACAAAAAATTATTGATGAACAAGAAGTATTTATTACTTACTTAACTAAAAAGATTTTAAGATTAACTGAAGAAGATGAAATGAATATGCATGTAACAAACGAACTTAATAAATTTAAGTCTATGAATGTTACTGAAAAGCTAGAGGACATGCAACATGGTCAGTCAGTCGGAGAAAATAAATAAACTAGATAGAGATATTCTTTTAATTAAAAAGGATATTGATATCATTAAGTCCAACCACCTTAAACATATAGAAACCGATATCTCTATGATTAAGAAAGTTATGTGGTCAGTAGGTTTCTTAGTATTCTCTAATCTATTAGCTATTATTATAACAGAAATAAAGTGAAGATTTACTTAGTCATTTTATTCTGTGTTCAATCATTAACATCACCATTAAAAGAAAGTTGTGTAGCAGAACCACTATACGAACCCTTTAATAGTATACCAGATTGCCTTGCATATGTGGATAACTTTAGATACAGTTTAAGAAATAACGAGGATTTGTATGTAACAGGATTCTGTACACAAAAAAATTTAAATGCCATTTGAAGAACTAAAAGAAAGAATTAAAGAACACGAAGGTTATAGACTAGATGTTTATAAGTGTAGTGAAGGATTTGATACTGGTGGGTATGGTCATAAAATAATTGAAGGTGAAGATATACCTACTACAAGAGAGGGATGGGATACATTGTTTGAACAAGATTTCCAAACTGCTTGTGAAGGTGCTGACAATATAGTCGGTGATTATGATATAGATACTACTGCAAAAGAAGTAGTAATAGAAATGGTTTATCAAATGGGTGAAGGTGGTGTATCTAAATTTAAAGGTATGCTATCTGCTCTTAAAGAAGCTAGGTATGCTGATGCATCAGATGAAATGATTGATTCTCTTTGGTATCGTCAAACACCAAACAGAGCATCAGATCTAGCATTAACAATGAGGGAAATAGATGTTGCTTAATATGTTAGGACCTATTGCTGGTGCTGTATTTAAGACTATAGATAAAGTAGTAGACAATAAAGGTGAAGCTGAGAAGCTAAAAGCTAAAGTCCAGGAGAAGATTATATCTGGTGAACTAGCAGAACTAGAAGGTGCTGCTAAAATTATACAAACAGAAGCACAAGGTGGATTTCTACAGAGGAACTGGCGACCAATTATGATGTTAGTCTTTGCTGGTTTGATGGTAGCTCATTGGTTCGGTTTTACTGCACCTAATATTCCAGAATCTGTACAAAATTCTTTACTCAATATTATCTTAGTTGGCATAGGAGGATACACTATTGGTAGATCAGGTGAAAAAATCGCAGACAGATTTAAAAAAGACAAGTAGATCATACAAGAAGAAATTAACTACCCCACCCACAGTCCTTAAAACAGGAAAAATGGATAAAATTTTGGTCATTTCTGACCTTCATATACCATATCATCATCCTGACAGCTTTCGCTTCTTAAATAAACTAAAAGATAGATACAACTGGGATAAGGTAATCAATATCGGTGATGAGATGGATTGGCATAGCATAAATGTAAGCCATGTTATTAATCCTGATTTACCTTCAGCAGCTGATGAACTTGAAGTGGGTAAGTTTTGGATTAAGAAGTTAGAAAAGATGTACCCTGATATGATCTTACTAGAATCTAATCATGGATCTATGGTACTACGTAGAGCTATGGCTAAAGGAATGTCTAAGTTCTTCTTAAAAGATTATAATGAAATACTAGATGTGTCATCTCGGTGGCAGTGGAAAGAGTTTCATTGGGAAACTAATACACTAGGTAGGATATACTTTGCACATCAAGTATCTAAGAATATTGTTAAGTCAGTACAACTGATGTCTGCTTCGGTATGTCAAGGGCATTATCATACGCAGTCAAATATAGAGTATGTTGGTAATGACTTTCATTTAAACTGGGGTATGTCAGTAGGTTGTCTTGTAAACAAACAATCATTAGCTATGGCATACATGAAGATTAATGTAGCCAAACCAATACTATCTTGTGGTTGTATTATTAATGGTGTACCATACTTAATACCAATGTTATTAAGGAAGGATGGTTCTTGGGATGGGCAGATATACATCTAAAGATAAAAAATATTTTAATAAAATAATTGAACATGGGTGTTGTGTACCTGGATGTACATCAAACACTCCTATGAATGTTCATCACTTACGAGGATCACAAGTACAATTTAAAAGATCTAAT